TTTGGATCTTTTCTTGAGCGCGCTCACCAAGCTTGTTCATCTCTTCTTGGTGATTGACCGTCATCTCTTCTTGGCCTTCTTGAGCTGTACTCAACACTGCCTGGGCTAATTCTTCAAACGCTTGTTGGCTGATGCCATTGTCTTTGGCCCAGTCTTTGTATATGCCCATCACATCATCTTCGGCATATAAACCGGCATTCTCTAACGAGGACAGATCGTATTCTTCAGGCGCTTTGTGTTTACCCTGCTTAAACTGTTTCTCCAGCTCGGCATAAGACTTGGCTAGTTTTTCAACATCAGGACCATCATCGTCCCAGAATTTCTCGGGATAGTAGTCTGGCCGCTCCAGGGCTGGCTCATCTGAATCTGCTTCTTGGCCTACCGGCGCATCCGAATCATCATGCAATGGGATCGGCGCCTCTTGGCTTGCTTCTGCATCTTCCGAGACAGATAAATTTAACAAAGATTCTTGTGCTTCTGTGTTGCCTTCTTGTGCTGCGTTATCCATTTTCGCTCCTTACTATTCGCTTCTCGATCATCCTTACAATCTCCGCCATGCCAGTTCTGACATAACCAAAACTAGAATCTTCTCCTGGATTCCAGCTCGGCTGCTCAATTGTAATCCCTCGAAGATGGCTCAATACCTTCTGGCCTTCTTCACTTTTAAAGACACGCCCGTACAGAATATCCATGTCATCTGCCTTTGGTGCCTCATAAAAAGCCTCGTTTAACCCTTCCCATCCATCGCTCATTGAATCGCTTCCTCTATTGCGCCCCCATCATCTACCTGCTGCGGCTGCGCCGCTGCCTGTTGCATCATCATCATCTGTTGCATCATCATCATTTGCTCCTCTTCAGTAGTCAAAAGATTCTGATCAATACCAAGTCGTTCTGCAATAAACTGCAATACTCGCGGTACAGAGATTACAGCCTGGCCTTCTGGCCCCATCTGATTGGCAATCTGCATATACTGCACAACATCATTGACCTCTTGCAATTTCTGCGTTTGCGCCAGCGGAGATACAGGTACGACCTTAACCTCAACACCGTTTACCTTTAGCGGCAAGTCAATCAAGCCCTGCTGATCCATGACGAACAATGCCCTGGTAACAATAGGAACCATCGTTTCAGTAATCAATCGGCCAAAGGCAGACCCAAGATTCGATGCAAGCTCTCTGGTCCTTTCTGCAATCTCAGTTGCCGACCTGGCGCTCATGTTATCTGGCGGCAGGGTATCGTCCATCATGATCTTCTTGATGTTCATGCGAAGATCGTTGACCACAATCTGACTCGTATTGAAGTCCCCAGCTCTGGGTAATGGCGACAATGAAGCGCCCTGTGGGCCACCGTTTCTTGCAACGGCAATCACCGCACCTGGCTGAATCTTAATGTTCTGTGGATTCAATACACCATCGTCTGCCGCAGTGTATACGCCAGCAATTGCTAGAGACGCATTCTTTAAAACCAGCTCCAGCGTTTTGTTCAGCGTTTTAATGTCACTGATCGCAGTAACAAGTGGGCCTCTACCATATACCTCACCGGCAACCTTCAGGTATCTGGAAACAATAAATGGGCTTGATCGCATTTCACGATACACCAGCTCTTGCCTTTTGGTAGTCCACAAGACATGATAATGATATCGACCAGTTTCGTTATCGAAGATTACAGCATCAGTCAGATCCAGTTCTTTCTCTGGAGATCTGGTCATTGCCTCTTCAAGCTCAACGGTCATCTGAGCGTCAGGAAACTCCCGCATTATCGCTTCAGCCTTTACTCGCAGCTTGCGATAAATGTTAGAGACATTGCCGTGGCTACCTTCCTCAATAGCAACAAGATACTGTGGAATAGCAGTAAATCTAATCGGCGTGGCTTCATCGCCAGGCGTAATCATCATCACACCAGTACCGACTGCCATGTCCAGCAGGAACTCACCCATAGCCAGGTCAAAGTTAGACTGACGCAACGCGTCAAACATTCTGACGTTGTAGTTATCTAGGATGGTTTGGGCTTGCGCCGCTTGCTCTTGCGGGATTCCAGTGCCAGCTTCGAGTCTGCACCACTGCTTGTATGGTGGAAATAAACCCGCCTGGAGGCGATTAGCGAATCGTTGCGTTGCATGAACCGCTGTCGAGTCAAAGACCCGCGACATTTTCGACTGTCCAGGAACCCTGCCCTCGTAATATCCATCGTACAAATTGCGCTGTGGTAGCGCGTACTCGTAACAATCCTCGTAAATGGATCGCCACAAATCTTTTCGAGCCTGGGCTTTTGCCTCTCGCTCCATCAAATCGTTTACGTTTAGTCTAGGCATCTCTTCTCGCCTTTAATCGTTTGCTCATTGCGGCAGCTTTGCTCTTGGCATCCGCTTTAGATGATGCGCCCCATGCTCGCAATGACAATAACAGCCTGGTGGGCCGTCCCTTTTCGTCACGCTCAGGTCCAGAGTTGCCAGCCATCCTTGCTAGAAAGCTGGCTCGTCTGGGATTATCACCAGATTTTACTGGCGGCTTTAGATCACCCCCTTGCTTTCGTTCAAAATGCTTCCTGCCAGCTTCGTTCAATCCGCCTTTAGGGTTCTGGTAGCGTTTAGCAACCATGTTATCGACCTATACGAACATTGGCAGTGCCGCTGGTGTATTCGCCGGTCTTGAAGCCAACACGGTATGCAACCGTTGGGCCTGGATCAAAGCCATATGTCTCAATGTTAGACGTGAAAGTATCCACATCACGCCAGGTCACACCAAGATCTAGGCTGCGCTGGGCGGTAATCGTGCCAACCCATGTTCCTTCAACCGAGAAGTTAAACGCATCGTCAGTATAAAGCCCATCACTGAAAGTATTGGCAGCGCTCAACGAAGCCTCAACCAGTCCAGTGTCTCTGCTCAAAATTGTCATTTGAATCTCCTAATATTTTAATAGCGTGCGGCGAGCCAGGGCTAAGGGGAAGAGGAGCGAGAGCGCCCCAGCCCACCGCACTTTAACCACCAGCGCCTAGCGTTGCTTTCCTTTGCTCTATCTGGCCTTGAACTCGGCTAGGCGATAGCAGCATACGCAAGCCACCAGTGCGCCGAGATCTCTTACGCGCTGAAATTTGCTCTTGCAGAGATTGCTCGGCAGCTTCGGCTCTCGCCTCCGCCCTTTCTTGGGCAGCAATCAGTTTTGGGTCAGGCTTGGGAGCCTTTGGTGTTTTAAATAACCCGCTCATTCGGTAATCCTCGTCATCAGATAATAGTCAGCCCCTTCAGGGCCAAAGTACCGCATCACCGATTCTACCTTAAAACCAAGTCTTTTGGCGAATTTATATGCTATCTCATTTTCGCATCTAACCGTAATCTGCAATCGCAATACATCGAACTCTGCGACAATACCATCAATAATATGCCTGGCACCACGCAACACCGCTATCGCATTCTTCTCAATGCCCTCGCCTGGGATCATCCACATCTCGAAATTGGTAGACCATAAAGGTCTTACGCCGAAGATGGCAGTAGGTCTACCTTGACAGATGAACGTCCAGGAGAACCCAGGCATCGCATTATCGATGACGTACTCGTAATAGTTCGGTATGTTTTCGACATACTCAACCTCAAACGGCTTTAGTTCGATAGAGTACACATGCTTAGGGTTGAACGGCACAAGTATCTGGTCGTTCGACATCCTAATGGTAGGCAGTTGCATCATCAGAATATGGCGAAGTCAGTATTAGCCGTATAGGTTTGACCAGAGGATTGGTGGTTGCCTCGGCGTAGTCGTCGTTGTTCGCCGCCACCCAGCATCAGATACCCAAAAGCATCACCAACGTGCGAGTGATCGTTCTTGACCGGCGTGTCTTTGAACCGCTCTTGACCCGCGCCCAGGCTTTGCCGTTTAAAAAAGTAACCGCCGGATAAGCTTTTACGCAAGCGTAAGCATTTCTTGTCAACCATCAGTGCAGGTTTGCCAGATATCAGCCGAGTCATTGGCGATGCACCAGCCTCCCGCCGTACCTGGAACGCATTGCTATCAGTCGGCTGCGCCTTGAACCCTATTGATCTTAGGTGGTCAAAGGCCGTCACCTCATAGATCTCGTCTCGCTTATTACCCGCCGGATCACCCCAGATTAAGATCTCATGCTTACTGTATTTCTCAGCAATCTTGCCCAATAATTCTTGGCCGAAACGCTCTAGCCCCATGTCAAACGTCACCAGCTCTTCCAGTATACGCCAGGCGCCGCCAGCAGTTCGTTGACCAAAGACGGCAGCCGGAGTCAAACCAAAATCTACACCAATCTGGATCGAGTAATACGGATCAGCTTCCAGATCCGCGCTCATCATCTCGTCATCATACTCAGGCCATACTGGCCGTCCTTCCTGGACAAAGGTATACATACCCTGGGCGTAGCACCGGATCCAGTCAGCATTCTTCCCACCCAATAACTGCTGATAATAACCAGGCGGCAGGTTATTCCGGTTCTCGGCATTAGGATTAACCATCCACCATTTACCACCAGAAAAAATAAATCCATTCGCCTCTGGGTTCTCAGGCAAATCGTCCTTGGTAACAGGCAGCACACCACCAGGCTGGCGATGAAACGTCCACGGAAAGTCACCCTTGATCGGTTCTTTCTCAGACAGCGTATGCCACCAGTGGTCATTGTCCGGTGGGTTCGTATCCATCCAGATCCCGTACCAGGTCGGCCCGCCATCAGCCTTAGTCGGATAACGACCCACGCGGTGAGTCAGTCCATCAACCACAGCTTTGGGCAGCTCCCGCGCCTCATTGCACCAGGCACCCGTAATCTCCAGCGATAACAGCTTTCGAACAGACTGCGGCGTATCCAGCGCCAAAAATATTACCTCGCAATCAATCCCCGCAGCGTCACCGCGAGCTGGCAGCTTCAGATGGTGAGTGATTGGCGGCTGCCAACGCATCCCGCCCCAGGTGGATTCAGGGAATAATTCCTGCCAGGTCTTGATCGTTGTGGTTCGCAGCTCCGGATAAGTGTTCCGAACGATCACAAACCGCGTATAACGTATCCCATCACGCGGCGATGGCTTCTGCCGCACCGCTCGCAACATAATCTCAGCAGCGCAACCATACGACTTACCAGAACCAACCGGCCCCATCAGCCCACGGACAAACGAATCATCGTTTACAAAGTCCCAAACGGTCGGTGAGTTCGAAAAATCTAAATCAAGACTCGGTAGATTGCTCATCTAGCTCCTCGTTGTACTGCGTGTACCCAGGCGATAATGCCTGATCCGGCCCGCGCATGTTAATCCCCACAATGGATGGACGCTCCTCGTCCTTCTCGGTGTCCAACATCCCAGCAGCTTTAGCCAGGACGCGCAACACCGCAACCTTATCATGCAATTCAATCGTGATATCAGCACCCCGCACGCTGATCTTCTTGATCGCACGCAAGGCATGTTCCGGTATATCCTCGATAGGCTTCACAGTCCCATCCAAGTTAACAATATCGGTAATATTCGTCGTACCCAAGGCAATTAATTCCTGGGCCACAGCCTCTTTGTGCTGGTGCAAGGTCTCTGATCGACCAATTCTCTTCTGGACATGGCGAACGCCACCGAATCTACCCAGAGGCGGGCGTTGATCACTGCCACTGTCGGCGCTTTTTCCACCACTGTTGCCTGTCTTTTTTGGCATATTCCCTTCTCAGATCCCTGATAGTCGGAATCTTTCTTGCCGTATGGTCAATAAAACCAGGGTCACGCGGGGCGCTGAAAACCAGAACCCCACCCTTGTATCCAAAATCACCCGCGTTTTTCATCTAGCCATTCTCTGTACCGCAAACCGCAATAATAACAATGATTATCACGGTTTGTCGTTACATCGGTATCCTTGATACGGCATTGATGCGTCCAATACTCGGTGATCACAAAGCCTTTGGCAATGTCTCTGACAATGGTCATCAGCTTGTACATACCAAGCCAAACCCTAGAAAGGGATTTCATCGTCAAAGCCTTCGGCTGGGGCATCGGCTGGCGCAGCAGTAAGGCCGCGAGTACCATCATCCTCAAACAATGACAACCAGATCTCACCCTCTTGGTTCGGAATAGGCAAAGACTCCAACTTAACCCTGACCTTACCATCTCGCTCAAATGCGACACCATGCTTGAGCCATACAGGCTTGTCCCGTCCTGGGACTTGTTTGGCTTGACTGACGTTATATCGTTTCACGTGAAACACTCCTCTTAGTTAGTGGACTTGCACTATGGCATGAAAATGCGATATCGGCAACCTTTTCATGAAAAACTGGAAAATACTGTTGTGAGGGGCAGCAGCGACGACGCAGGGGG